GTTTAACTATATTGACTTCTTTAGGTTTGTATGTTCTTAAATGTACCATCCAGTGTAATTGTTGTTTGTGTTTGGAAACATATCGCTATTCGAATTACTATTGTATTCAGGAAACAAATCATTGTTATTACTTATATAGTCAATAAAACGTTGTGTGTAGTGTTGAGCTATTTGCGTTTCCTTTTCAATTAAGAAATCTATTTCGTTTTTTTCTACGCTTGTGCTATTTTCTGAATTGTGTTTGTAAACTCCTTTGTTTGAAATCGTATAAGCTGCAAACGGCAAATAATACTTCATCGCTAAATGAATAAGCATCGGCTTTAAATAAGTCGTTGTAAGCGTTAAATAATTTCCCGACAACGTATTTGCTATAATGTCCGCTTTTATCTTGTCTAATAGCTTTGTACCGGTGAAATTTTGTAAGTCTGTATCTTGTGCAATCTTTATATATTGAATAAAATTGTCCGTGTCAACGTTTCCGTTTAACGAAGTGAATTTTACAAGGTCTTGTCGTGTAACTAAAAGTGCGTCTGCCATTAATTTTCTTTTTTATTTGTAGGTAAAAACCCTTTGTTCGGCATATCAATTGGACGTGTTGCAACTAAACTTGGATTTGTAATTACATAACCAAATTTAGCGGCTTTTGCTTGTGCTAATTTCTTTGTGTTTTCGGTTATGTTTAACCCTGTGCCTTCAAAGACTGCGTAAACTTGTTTATTCCAACGGTGATGACAATTGCCACCGCCTTTGTATAACCAAATTGAATACGTGTCAGCTCCTTTTGGTCCCCAACCTTTATTGACAACTTGTGAACCCATATTTAAAATATCTTGTTTTCTATAAATTTTATTTGCCTTTACCATTTCAGTACAAAACTCTCTTGGATTGTCCGTTACTTGTCCTTCGTATTTATAACGAACAACAAATTTAACTCCGTCAATAGTTTTATCTTGTTTGTCGGTTATGTTTGGTCTTGCGTCTCCTGTACTAACCAAGTTTACAATTTTGCTTAATAAACTTTGTGTAGGTTCTTTACTTAACAACTCGTTTTCTTTGTCGTCATTTTCGTAGTCAACTTCTTTTTCATCTATAAGCAACCAATTGTCTTGTGGTTCTTCGCCTAAATCAATTAAAGCGTTTGTGTGTGAGCTTAATTCCGTTCCTGTTTCTTCAGCAACTTGTTCTTCTGTTTGCGTGTTTTCCAAGTCCGTGAACTCTAAAGGTTGTAAAGTCTTGAAAAATAACTTTAATGCTATTCCGTTAAATGCTAAAATGCTATCAAAAGCATCAAGTAGTTCTTCTTGGAAAGGTCGTATAACCATATTGTCAAAAAGTACACTTGAATTTTTAAGTTCGTCTGCGTTTGAACTAAACCCGTTTGTTGAAGCAACTCCAAATAATAAAGGACTTGTAACGTTGTGCCCTAACATAATTTTGCGTAAACATTCTTCGCTTAAATATGTATAGTGTTCTGGAGCGTCATTTAATGGAATGTCTTCAACTGTTGTTTTGCTTTCTGCGTTGTTGTTAAAAGCTACAATAACTTTTTGTCCACGACTTCCTGTTAATTTGCTTAATACCTTGTTTGATATGATTTGTTGTTGTTCGTCTGTTGGAACTCCGTTGTTAAAGTTGACTACTTTAGTACCGCTAAATCCGTTTTGTACTTCGTTAATTAAGTATTCGGCTATCTCTTCTTCAAGTAGGCAATATGGAAGACAACCTGAATAATCAGCATAAGAATAATATTTCATTCCAACTGAATAAGGTTTAGAAAATAAAATTTCTATTTTGTCTTTTGAATAACCAAAAGCGTTAAATCTAATCGGTGCATATTTTTTAGTATCGTCCCAATTGTCCGAATAGTAGTAGCCTGTTATGTTTCCGTCTTTATCGCATTTTTCAGCTCGTAAAAGATTAACAGGAATATGATACGCTTTTAATATTTTGTCGTGCTTGTCGTTGTAGTGTACTTGAACGGCAAATTGTCCAAACATTTTACGGTCTAAAACCATTTTTCGCACGTCTTCTTTGTTAAATAAAGACATCATTTGTGCGTATTCATTTGGTTTTTTGTTAGCGTCTAATGCACTTAAACCTTTTCCGTAAATTAATCGTGCTACGTTGTTTATAATAGCATTGTTCGTTGTTGAATTACTATATCTATCAATTAAAAATTGAAAGTATTGGTCGCCTTCTTCGGTTAAAAAGTCAACCCAATTTTCTCGGTTAGTTTCCGAAATAACAGGCGAAGTGTAAGCCGACAAATTTAAAACGTGAATGTTACTCATATACTATAAAATCGTTAGTGGTTGAATTAGAAACATACTGGTTATTATTTACCGAAAATGTAACTAAAGGTTGTGCTGTGCAAAATATTCTATCCTTGTAAATTATGTTAGTACCTACTCTTAAAACTAAAGTATATGTGTGTCCTTCTATTAAAGCGTAGGTTGCTGTTATTGTATAAATATAATCGCCTACCGTTCTTGAAGCAATTGTAATTGTAGTAGTAACGTTTGTTTGTTCGTCTGTTATTTCTATAACGTTAAACGTGTTGTCTCGTGGAATACAACTAAACGTTTGCGGACTTGTAGAAGGTGTTAATACTATCATATTAGTATAATTAGATTTTCTTCTTTTTGTTCAATTTTTAAGACAAAAAAAAAGCCGAACATTAAGAACGGCTTTAAAAATAATTTTTTTAATTTTAGTCAACGTCTATTGTTGCTCCTGTGAAACAGCTACTAATTAATAAAGCATCTGTGTAAGGTGAAGTAACAGACAAATGGTTTGCAGGAATTGGTTCTTGTCCTACCAATGTCATTGTGTAACCGTTTAAATCTCCCATTGCAGTACCGTTTGAAACAAGTCCTGTTGTTACATCCATTCCGTGATTAAGTCCAGCGATAAAGAAATTGTTAGCGTTTGTCTTTATTACTACGTGTGGACGACCCCAAGCAAGTAATTTCATTTGCTTTGTAGTTGTTGCATCTAAACCTTTAATTGTAAAAGTTAAAGTTTGCTCTACAAATGTAGTTCCGTTTTCACGTGAACTTGTTATTGTTTGCTCAAAAGAATTTGCACCTTTTAAATCGTATTTAAAAAGTGTTGTAACTCCTGCAATAGTATCAATTTCGTCTTCTAAATCTGCTGTTGCATTGTAAGTAATTGTACCCATTGCCCCGTAGTTAATAAAGTATATTGACTTTATACCGCCTACAAATTCTTTACAAACTTCAGCTCTACCGTGTGTTAATAAACAAGCCATCTCGTTTTTTGTTTTTAAATGTGAATAAAATAAAGCGGAACTTTTACATCCCGCTTTTTATTTAATGTTATACTCCGTAAAGAACGATGTCTGAACCAATACCGTATTGAATACCAGCGTTGTAACGTAAAATTACTCTTACATTGTTTGAACCGTCAATATCCGCCATATCAATAGTTTTTACAAGTGAACTGTCATTTAAAAGTCCGCAACCAAAATAAAGGTTATCTACAGTTGTTGCAACCATATTGTTTGCTCCAAGTCCGTTAGCCATAAAAATTGGAATACCGTCATAAGATAAACTTCCGTTTGTGTACCATTGTGTTCCCTGTGTGTTTGTTCCGTTTGCTCCTAAACCTGAAGCTGCAAAACCACCCAATGCACGAACGTACAATTTAGCTATCTTTTGAGATACATAAATTCTTAAATTTTCGTTTCCGTAAAGTGCTGCAGGAATTAAATCTACAGTTCTTCCAATTTCGCCAATTACAGTTGTTGCGTCTAAAGTTGTTGTAAGTGGAGATGAAACGTCAATAACGTCTGCGTCTGCTAACATCAAAGTTTTGAAACCTGCAAATTCTCCTGCTGTTGCGTTTGTTCCGTTCCAAATTGTAGTTTCAATTTTTGCTGCAACTTTAGCTGCTACGTGTGCAATTAAAAAGTCTGCAAAAGTTTTAGGCAACGTTTTAAACGCTGAATAACCCATACTTGCTGACTGCCAAGATTGAGCCAAGTCTAATTTACAAAGTTGGATGTTTACTTGAAATTCTTCTGTTGTTAATACTCTTTCAGTTAGTGTTACCGTTCCTGAAGCTGTGAAATCACAAGTTGCGTTTGCAACGATGTCGCCTGTTGCAACTTTTTGCATAACTTGTTTGTAAGCAACGTTTGGAAGTATAGATACTCCGCCTTGCTCTAATGTTGGCGCAGACAATAAAGCTGCTGCTAAATACTTACCTGCAAACTCACCTGCGTAAGTTGTGGTAATTGCTGGGTTTGAACCAAATGGCATTTTGTTAAGTTTTTAAATTGTTAATACTAATTATTTATTTTTTCTATAATTGAATCCATAATTGAACGTGGTCTTTTACTTGCGTATTGGAAGTGTTCAACTTCGTTCGTGTTTTCAGGGTTAAAAGAAATTGGCGTGATGTCTGAAAGTTCGGTTACTTCATTTGTAACTTCGTCAACTTTAGACAACGTTTCTAATTTCGCTTTTAACTCTATATTTTCTTGTGTTAATTTTTCTATTTCTGCAAAGAACGTTTCTTTAACTATGCTTTCGATTGTCTTCTTTGCTGTTGGTGTTGCTTCCGCTTCAACTTCAACTTCTGGTGCTTCTTCTTCAACAACTTCTTCTTCAGTTGCAACTTCTTTTATTTCTAAAATAATACCTTCAACTTCTACAACTAAAATACGTCCGTCTTCTAATTCATATTCTCCAATCGGAACAGGTATTTTTTGTTCGTCTTCAGTTACAATAAAAACTTCTTTGTCCATTTCAAAAGCATCAGCTTCAAAAATTGTTATTCCGTCCATTAACTTCATTGTTTCTAATTTTACTTCCATTCCAAGTAAAGTTTTGATTTGATTAATTACGCTTGTTTTCATATTTCGTGTTTTGTTTTTGTTTATAAGTTTCTTTTTAATTCTTCAAGTGCTTTTTGGTATTGTGC